ATTATCCTGATTTGATTCAGGATTTTAACGATGCTTCTGTTTTTTCGGTATTTTTAGATTTGAATGCGGCGGTTGCAGACAACCTTCACTATAATATTGATAGAAGTATCCAAGAAACCGTACTTCAATATGCTCAACAGCGTTCCTCGATTTATAATATTGCCAGAACTTATGGTTTAAAAATTCCGGGACAAAGACCTTCTGTTGCCCTTGTTGACTATTCTATTACAGTTCCGGCTTTTGGTGACAAAGAAGATGAAAGATATTTGGGAATTCTAACTCGTGGTTCTCAAGTATTCGGTGGTGGAATTGCTTTTGAAAATCAAAACGATGTAGATTTTGCATCTCCCTACAATAGTTCAGGATACCCTAACAGACTCAAAATTCCTAATTTTGATGCCAATGGTAACCTTATTAACTACACAATAACCAAGAGAGAACTTGTTGTTAATGGTTTAACAAAAGTTTTCAAGAAAGTTATTAATGCCAATGATGTAAGACCATTTTATGAATTGTTTTTACCTGAAAAGAATGTATTGGGAATAACCAGCGTTCTTTTGAAACAAGGGACTAATTACACTAATGTACCTACAGCATCTGAATTTTTAGGTTTGGACAATAGATGGTTGGAAGTAGATGCCTTGGCTGAGGACAGAGTATTCATCGAAGACCCCACCAAAGTTTCTGACCAGCCTGGTTTGAAAGTAGGAAGATATGTACAAACCAATAATAGGTTTATTTCAGAGTATACTCCTGAAGGATTTACCAAAATGACTTTCGGTGGAGGAACTACTTCCGCTCAAGACCAATTGAACGCATTCACTAATTTAGGTACACCTATTAACATCCAATCATTAAGTAATAACTTCTCATTGGGTTCCACTTTAGCACCCAACTCTACACTATTTGTTCAATACAGAATAGGTGGTGGTTTGGGTACTAACCTCGGAACAAATGTTATCAACCAAATTGGGACTGTTTCATTCTTTGTTAATGGACCTTCACAAACTATTAATAGTTCAGTAATCAACTCATTGAGATGTAACAACCCAACCGCGGCAATCGGTGGGGCTAATGTCCCTACAACAGACGAGGTAAGAAACTATGTAACATTTAACTTTAGTGCTCAGAAAAGAGCGGTTACAGTTAATGATTATGAATCTATTTTGAGAAACATGCCAAGTCAGTTCGGTGCACCTGCAAAGGTTTCGATTACTGAAAATAATAACAAAATTTTAATCAACTTATTGTCTTACGATACTTCAGGTAAATTAACCAACATTGTTTCAAATACTCTTAAACAAAATGTTGCTAATTACTTGTCAAATTATCGAATGATTAATGATTACATTCAAATTACCACAGCAAATGTGATTGACTTAGGTGTCGATGTTTCTGTAGTGTTGGATACTACACAAAATTCAGGACAGGTTGTCTCTGAAATTGTTAATAGAATTTCTGATTATTTTAATCCTTTATTGAGAGAACTTGGACAAAATGTTTATTTATCACAGTTAAGAACCATAGTTCAAAATACTACAGGTGTCATTACTGTTTCGGATATCATTATCGATAATAAAGTTGGTGGTCAGTATTCCTCTTCGGAAACCTCGATGCCATATTCGGACCCTGAGTTTAGAATTATCCGTCCTGTGGACGATACCATTTTTGCAGAACCGAACCAAGTTTACCAAGTTAGGTATCCACAAAAGGATATTGTTGTAAGAGTCAAGAACCTACAAACAGTATCTTTTTCTTAACAACTTTATTTAATTTCCCAAGAAGGTATATTTGATTTAGGAAAATCTGTGTTTATAAAAAAACACAATAAATATTTATCATTAAAACCTTAGATGGGACAATCATTAAGAATTAAAACAGAAGTCGGTGTTGATAGAAACATCAGTTTCCAACTTGACCAAGATTTTGAGTTTTTAGAAATTCTATCGTTACAGATTCTTCAAAATGATGTATTCCCAAGAGACTGTGCTGATTATGGTGTTGTTGTAGGTCGAGTTGTTGCCAACGGTGGACTTGGTATACCAAATGCGAAAGTTTCTATTTTTATTCCGGTAGATGAAGTTGATTCTTTGAATGATAGGATTGTTCAGGTATACCCTTATACTCAACCAAATGATAAAAATGATGATGGATATAGATTTAATCTTCTCCCTTATTTACAATCCTATTCAACCCATGCCGCAACAGGAACATTCCCATCTCGTCAGGATGTTTTAAATGACCCCGTCGTGATTGATTTGTACGACAAGTATTACAAGTTTACTGTCAAAACAAATGAGAGTGGGGACTTTATGATTTTGGGAGTTCCTACAGGTCAACAGACTATAGTTTTAGATTTAGACTTAAGTGACATTGGTGAGTTTTCTTTGACCCCGCAAGATTTAATTAGAATGGGTCTTGCAACAGAATCACAAGTTGCTGGAGATAGGTTTAGGAGTTCTACCGACTTGGACAGTCTGCCACAAATTATTAACATAACCAAAACTTTTGAGGTCTCACCTTTTTGGGGAGAACCGGCTACTTGTCAATCTTCAATTAGTAGAATAGATTTTGATTTGAGGGATGAGGCGAATGTGGAAATTCAACCAACATCAGTCTTCATGGGCTCTCTATTTTCGACAGGTGATGAATATAAAATTGCTGCACCTCTTGGATTTGGAGATAATCCTCCCTCAATATTGACTGCGGGATGTAAACCCAAGGATAACATGGGTAATTTGTGTAATCTTGTTGCGGGTCCTGGTCAAATATTAGCGGTAAGACAAACAATCGTTCAAGATTCTCAGGGTAGACCAATATTGGAACAATACCGTTTGGAAAACTCAGGTAATGTTATTGATGAAAACGGTACATGGTTAGTCGAAGTTCCAATGAACATGGAGTATGTGACTACTAGTGAGGATGGACAAAGAATATATTCAAGAGACCCAAGAGTTGGTATTCCAACAAAAGGTAAGTATAGATTTAAAGTAAAATGGCAACAAGCCCCAACCGACACTGAGCCCGTTAAGAGAGGGTATCATTTATTGCCGAATGTTAGAGAATGGGGATGGAGAACACCAATTATTGACCCCAACTACTCGAATGCACTAAATACAAGTCGAGAGTTAGCGAGTTCATATTATTTTGGTGTGGAATGGACAGGATATACCGATGCAGAATCTGCCACAGTATCAAATCAAAAACTCCAAGCAGCAATCAACTGTGAAGATACTTTTTATGAATTTGAGTATAATAAGGTTTATACACCAGCTGGATTGATTGACCAATACAAAAGAGGTATCAATAGAGGTAGGTTCATGGGTATCAAAGAAATTGGGAATAATGACTGTGAAACAACGGTTAACAAGTTCCCTGTGAACGATGGTATTAAGAATTTCAGTACTAATTTCTTTTTGTTTGCCATTTTGATGCAGTTCATACAATTGTTATTCCCTGTCATTATGATTGTTTACCATGTTTTGGCTTTCATAGTAAACTTTATCATCATCCCCATTGTCAAATTGGTTGTAAGGTTGCAAAATATTGTTGGTTACGCATTAATTGTTATTGGAACTGCTTTAGCAATTTTCGCGGGTGCGGGTATTCCGTTAATTGCCGCCGGTGTTGCTTTATTAGTGGGAGGACAAGGTTTGAATAATGTACTTCAAAGAATCATCGAGTTCGTCAAATTTAAACCCTTGAAACTCCCAATGATTACCTATCCTGAATGTACAAATTGTGAATGTAATACATCGGGATTGGATGGTGAAGGAAACTCAACTCCAACATCCTTACTTACACCTTTAACTACAAGTGGTCTTTATTTTGAAAATTTTGAAGATTATACAGGATTACCTGCTGAAAAAATTGGTGACGATGGAGAACCGAGTGATGCTAACGCATCCGTATTATCATTAATTTTCTCAGAGGCAATCGGAACTAGAACTGCGGATATAAAAAAATTCCAACAGGATAAATCGACTGAATCACAAGTTTCAAGATTACCCGATACGAGGAATAGTCTTAATATTCCAAAAAAAGTTTATGCAATTTCTCCTGACCTACCCATGGCTCAAAGGATAAATGTCTTTAACACTCGTAAAAAGTATTTTGATGGTGTAAATAAAATAAGTGTTTCCTTTGACTATCCGTCTAACACAACCACAGAACACTTTGACAATACTATAACAGTAATGTCACAATCGGCATTACCATCAGGTACTTTGTTAACATTTGTAGGGGTTGATAAAACATCGGATAAAAACTTCCTTTACAGTGGTAATACCAATTTTAATGGAATTGGAGGAACTTCATTATTGTCAGGACCTGGTCAAATTACAGTCCCTTATGCAACAAATCAAACAACCAATACCACAAAGACTTATTTCTTAAATACAGGTTCTACAATTACAAACTATAAGTTCCCTGCCGACCTTGAATACTATCAGGTTCTCACAGCAATTACCCTATCGGATGCATTTGCAATTGCAAGTGGGGGTGGTACTGGCGTTTGTGATTCTTATTTAATCGAAACTG